ACATCACAGTTGATATCTATGATGAAGATGATAATATGATCGCAGATGAAATAGAGTTGTTATGACCAAGTGACCAGATCACCCCAGATCATTACCAACAAAACTGGTAAAATTATTACCTTTTTTTACCAAAATCGCTGTCATCGCGTACCCAAACCACTTTTTTAACTAATCACTGTCATCGCGTACCCAAACCAATCTAGACCAAAACCACCAAAATTACCAAATGCACCTTAAATACCATGTGATCACTGTGAGCAACACACACCCGGGAGAACTGGTATACCTAATGGATTTCGACCCTTGTGCCCGTCATAGAGACCTTTACTTGGGTCATGCTTTTGTTTTGCTGGACTGGGTAGCTGAAGATGATAGATTTGATACCACACCCTGGGGCAGGACACTGTGGTGCAGTTGTCGCAGTGTAGAAACTGGTGGAGAATTCTTGTTGGAACCGCACCAATTAGCTGGTGCTCTTGAGGCCTACTTGCTGGGCTATCCTGTGGGACTCTAGCTGCTGCTGTCGCTGCTTTGCATAGAATCGTTTGCTGGCTTCTGAATGTTGATTGAACATTATCTCCAATGCCACATAGGTATAATCTGCTGGTAGTTTATTTGTCTTCATCAAATGACTTCTGCAGTATCCTGCGCAGGCTGTGGTAGTCGTAGCCGTCGTTTTGCAATTTCAGCACCATGAGCTTGTACAGGCTGAGACGCACATTGACTGGATCCAGGTTCTTCATCTCTATGGTATCTATGAGATTGCACGCATATTGCCATGCACGCTCCATGTCCAGGTGTGTCCTGACATAGTGGTTCAACTCCTTGGTTGCCTTGTAGTCGCTTATTTTAACTATCTTGTTATCTTTTCGTGATGTCATAAAACATGTTGTCCGTGTCATCGGTGCGTAGGTCTTTGTCTTCCACGCTCCATTCTGTTGTTGTCACTTTGTAATCGGGTATGCTTGGCTCACCAGTGAAGTTGGCCACGCTCCACAAGATCCTGTTGTTGGGCTGCAGTGCAAAATTGCCATTGTCTAGGCAGAGCCAATGAGCACATTTATGCTCTTCTGGTATTTCAGAATGCTCTGTGTCAAGTACGTTGGGTTCTGGATGTGCCCAATCAAATGTCATGAGATACTCTCCTTTTAGCCATTCTCCGTTTGCTGTTTTATATATGCATCGATTGCCCAACAGCCAATCAAATTGGGTGACTGTGGGATAGTAGCTGAAACTGTTCCATAGCTCTAGGTCCTCTAGCTTCTGGTCCGGCACTGCCTTGCGGTCAAATCCTTTTTGGAAGAATGCACTGATTGGTAATCTATAATACACAGCTCCGTTGCCCAGCATTATGTGAAACATCAATGCCCTGCCCACCACAGATGCCATGCCAAATATCACACAGGGTTCTGACTCTCCGTGATGTTGTTTTAGATCATAGAGATATTCTCTGCGTATCTGTGCATAGATTGGGGGTGTGCTGAGGTTTAGATATGCCATCTACCAATACCTTATTAATTCTACTAATTCTATCGCTATGATCATGGCCAATTCTATGACCAAGACGCTGTGGTAAAAAGTCCACATGATCTGATAGCGCTTTAATTCTTTTTGTTTCCGTGTCATGCGAACCAAACGATAAGTGCATATCGCTCTCCATCCAGCACGGGCTCCACTTGGTGTGGGAAGCATAGGTTGCTGGGGAACACGCAGGCATCACCCGCATCCGTGAATGCAGTGGGCACATATCGGCCCTGCCAAAAACTCAAGGTGCCACCCATGAAATCATTGTTGAGCAGTATGCTGATGCTTAGTGTCCTGGGTCCACCGCTGTAGTGATCTATGTGTTCCTTGAACTTGTGTCCTTTTTTGTAACGCACCACCTGCACACCAGTGTCTGCATAACTCCTGTGCTCAAATGGATAAGTTTGGAAGATGTGTGACAGTGCCTGTTGTATCTTTTCATAATGTGGATAGCGTTCCGCATTCAACATGGTAAAATGACAGGTGCGATGATCTGTAATTTCTTGCTTGTCGTGGTCTGTGGCCACTTTGCTGGGTTCCCAGCCATCCCAAGCGTTGTTGGCTTCGGGCAAGGTCTTCAACCATTTCATCAACGTGTCGCACGTGTCCTTGCGCAACAGGTTCTTGTAGACTATTACATACTTGAATAGCTCTAACTGATCAGCTATCTTCATGTGTTATCTCTTTTTTTCTAGTCTGTCTAGTTGCTCGTATAGATTGTATAGGTTCTGCCTGTGTGCTTCACCAACTGGATCACCTGGGGGCAGTTTCATTTTCTCGTCCACCCTCATGTTGCGTATGTCTTCTCTGATCGCGATGCCGTCTCTGCTTGGATTGCTCATGGTGTTGCCTATGGGATTTGGTGGTCTGTTGTTGCTCATTAATTGCTCCAAAAATTGTATACCTTCAGCAGTATCAATCAGGGGCTTGGTCAATACTCTTTCTGGCAGCGTGGTTGCAAATTTACGCACAGAATCCAATCTTGAATTGGTGTCCTGTCCCCAAGTTTTCTCTAGGCTTTGTCTCTCTGCTGCGAGATCCACTTGTGGCAATGCGCTCATTTGTGTTTGAATTCTTGACATTTGGTCTGCGTACAGGGCCAGCGCTGTCTTGACTTGGTCCTGGCTGAATCCTGCTTTCTTGAATGCTGTGGAAACTTCTGCGTCCAATTCTGCTGGCATGTCTTGCAAGCCAAATTCCTTTACCACGCTCCAGTCATATTTCTCTGGCACCTTGGTGCTGATCTTTTTCTCTAGTTCCGTGTAGCTCTTGGCTAGGTCCTCTGGGGATTTAAATTTTTCTGGCAACCAACCCGGCCTGTCCTGTTGTGTCTGTCCCGCTGCTAATTCTGCTGGTGTGGGCACTGTGTCTGGCACAAATTGTTCGGGTGCTGCTGTATCTGTTAGATGTTGTACTGGTGCTGCCGCTGCCTCTGTGGCCGGAGCTGCTGTGTTTGTTTGTGTTTCCATTTTAGATTATATGTTCCTTATCGTTGGAGACAGATCTTTCGTTGCACATGTTCTTGATCCTGCGTATTAATTGCTGCTGGGCTATGATGTACACAGCGGCATAGGGATTTGGTGAATCGCTGGTCACGCGAGTTTGATTAATGATCCTGTCGAGATCGATCAATACTGCCTGTCCTGCTGGGGATTCAAATACCTGACGATAGAATTGTTGAAGTTGGTCTGTGCTTCGAGTCATATTCTGTTCTGTTTGTTTATTTTACGTTCTTAGATATTTATCTAACGTGACTAGGCAGCGGTGGGAGTTTGGTCATTCTGGGCCTGCAACTGCTGTGCCAGACCCAACAATTGCTGTTGTTGCTGTTGTTGATTCTGTTGCTCTATGGCCTCTTGCACTTCCATTTCTGATTTCAATACTTCGGGGCTCATGTCCCCATCTCGTAATATCTTGCGTGCCAACTTCTGCATGTCTACGTTTAACAATGCATTTGGCCCCAATGCTGATACCTGTTGCAGTATCTGTAGGTCTCTGGTAATTTCCGTCAGTGCTATGCCTCTCTTGACTGCTGAATTTACCACTAGTTCCAACAGCTCTGATCCTATCTGGAACTGCTGTATCTCACCTCGCATCTGTAATCTTGTAATTAAATTACCAACTAAAGGTCTTAAAAATTCTTGCTCCAGACGCAGTCCATAGGGCCCTAAGCGTCTATAGAATTCTGCTTGTCTGATCTGCACTTCTGCTGCAGTTTGGTAAGTGGGTTTGTCTGCTGGTAAGATTACATCATTGAACAGCATCCTTTGGATCTGTCTTCTGTGATTGTCTATGGTGGCTTCTGTTATGTTTACATTGCCCGCAAATGGTATTGCCTGTAAAGGTTGATCCACTGTGACAACGTCACCGGGACGCAGTTTCATGTTGCCAAAATTCACTGCTGTGTCTGAACTTACTTGCCAAGCACCCAGCGATAGATACGCTGCTGCCTGCATGAATAACATCTGTGCTTCGTTGATGACCCTGATGTGTGGCAGTGCCATCCTCACTGGAGAACTACCCCAGCAATCACCTATGGTCTTGTCAAAACGGAACACCGTGAACATCTGCACAGGCATGGATGTCTTTTCTAATATGTCACCTTGTTCTGCAAGTTGCACCGTGTATGTGAAATTTTTGTCATTGGGCATGCGGAAACAACTCTCCAACACCTTGTGATATTTGAATGGATCTTTGCTGCACGCTTCACGCATGCTGTCCGATAATTTGTTTTTGTAATTTTCTAATAGATAAGTGCCTGTCAGGGAGTGATCTCTGAACACGCAGTCAACTTCTCCTTTGTGATTGTCTAGGAAATACAATTGGTAACTGGGTATGGCTACAAAATTAATTCCTTTTTCATCCTCATAGGTGCCAAGGCAACCAACTCCTGCTACTACTGCATCTGTCAATGCTTCAGAACTGGCTAGGTAAAAATTGCTGTCTCGTAATGTTTTGAACACTGTCCTGTTGGCCATGTCCAATTGCATCTTGATGTCCATTGCCACACGCTCTTTTAGATCTTCTCGCACTGAAAGAGTTGCCCATTGCTGGTTCTGTGGTATCAATAAATTAAGGATTGTTGAAACTAGATTCTGCACACCATCTGGTGCTGTGCTGTCAAATATTTTCCTGCGGTCAACTGTGTCGGATTCGCTTTTGTAGATATCTCTGTTGGGCTTGGTGTAGAGGTATGCCTCTGACATTTCACTCTCGTGCTTTTGTCTTTCGGCCTTGGCTAACCTATATGCCCTGGAGATGAATTCTTTCATGGACTAGTCCTGTCCGTATAAAGTTTGCAGTCCCACACCTATGTCGGTATCTTCCGTGGCAAGCAAACCACCTTCTCGTCTTGTGATCAGAGAACTGCCTGCTCGTCTTTTGGCTTCTGAACGCTGTCTTTCTAACGCAGCTTTCTTTCTCTCTGCTTCGGCTTTGATTGTGGCCTCTGAAGTGGATTGGTCCTGCAATTTCTTTTGCAGAGCGTATTGCTCTTCCATGCTGGGCTGAGCTGGTGGCTTGGGAAACAAACCTCCCATGCTAGTATCCTCCACCCATCAATCTTAAGATGTTTTGAGCTATCTGCTGTTCTGGTTGTAATAAATTTTTCTGTTCAATCGAGCCTGGCTGCGGTTGAGCACCCAATGCTGTGCCTGCCTGTATCAACACACCTCTGCCTCGTTGTCCGGCCTGTAATGGTCTGCCGCTGGATCTAATCTGTGTGCTCACTG